TTCATACCTCGAAATGCCCATTACTGATTATCAGGTGGCGATGTGTATGGCATTGGTCAAAATCGCAAGAAGCATGGAAACTGCAAAGCCAGACACTTACATCGACCTTGCGGCGTACGTTGCCATAGCAGGGCAACTACATACAGAGGAGAATGAACTCTATGTTTAATCTAGAAGATTATGAGACAGTAGAAGAACGCCTAGTGAAGTTTTGGAAGGATCACCCAGATGGTCAGATACATACAAAAGTCCTTGAGCATACTACTTCTAGGTTTATCGTTGAAGCTAGTATCTATCGAACTGAAGCTGATCCTAGACCTTGGACTACTGGGCTCGCTGAAGAAACGATACAAGGGCGTGGAGTTAATGCTACGTCTGCCCTTGAGAACTGTGAGACAAGTGCGATTGGGCGCGCATTGGCTAATGCGGGATATGCAACTAAGGGCAAGCGAGCATCTCGTGAGGAGATGAGTAAGGTAAAGGCTAAGGTCGAAGTCCAGAATATTGTTCAAGAGACCAAGGCAAAGATGGCTACAACAGCGGGTGAATATGTGCCAGTAGCAAAGGAAGATGATCCATGGACAATGCAAGTAGCAGCACCAGTTCAGACAATGGAGCAAGCCTTAGAGACAGTCAAGGATGTCCTTGGTGGCACGCCGACAGACGAGAGCTGTATCCATGGTGCGCGTGTATGGAAAACAGGAACCTCTAAGGCGGGTAAGCCTTGGGGTCATTGGAAGTGCATGGCTCAAATCCTCGGAGATGCAGAACGCTGCGAACCTATCTGGTATGAAATTGCCAAGGATGGCACATGGAAGCCACAGGTGAAACGTGGGTAAATTATACTTTCGTAATATGGATGACGAGTGGGAGCAATTCCCTACTGATGAGCAGTTACAAGCTGCAAGAGAGTCAGCCTATCATTTACAGGAATTAGGCTTTGCCATTATCTGCCAGTTATGTAATACCCCACCAACGATTCAACAGATTAAACAAAGGGCGTTACAGAACGAGTGGAAGTGCGACAAGTGCGGAACCATTAACTCTGCTGGGCGTGCATGACACGACACAGAAAAGACCGAGGTCTGCGAACCGAGCGAGTGGTTGCAGCCTATCTCTCGACTTGGTGGAGAAGCGCAGGTGTAGGTCGCGGAGCTGGAAAAGATATAACCAACGTCCCGTTCGATGTTGAGGTTAAGGCTAGGTCGGCGTTCCAGCCCCTAGAGTGGTTGCGCCAAGCCACCAAGAGAGCGGATGGCAAAGAGCTTCCGTTTGTGGTGTGCCGTATGAATGGACAGGGTGAAGATGCTTCCGAGTATCTTGCTTTCATGCGGTTTGGTGACTTGGTGCAATTACTTCTGCCAATGTACGGAGATATACAGACTGATTCAGACAAACTAGAGCCTGAGCGTTGTAATAAATGCGGTGGCTGGAAGCTGGTAGGAGTGCCATGTCGCTTGTGCAAAGAATAAACAATGTAACTGGCAACTTCTACTCTGACGAATGGTACACAGATCAGCAGACAGTCGAGCTATGCATCAGCTTGTTAAACCCCAAGCCTAGAAGCGTAGTCTTATGCCCTTATGACAGCGACAAATCGCTATTCGTTAAAGAGCTTAAAGAGCGTGAGTTTGTGGTATTACATGGCATGCAGAACTTCCTAGATCAGTGGTATCACGCAGATTACATAATTACAAACCCGCCATTTAGCATTAAAGATGCAGTGATTGAGCGGGTGTATCAGATGAAGATTCCAAGCCTGTTGTTGCTTCCTATTGACTCATTAGGTGGGGTTAAGAGACACGCCATGTATAAAGAACATGGTCATCCAACTGTGTATATACCCTCAAAGCGTATAAAATACTACAATGACAATTGGGAACTACAACATGGGGTGGCTTTCCACTCAATTATTAGCCTATTCAATACAGGCGAGCCTTCACAGATTATCTGGGAACGTTAATGCCAATCTATGAGTTCGAGTGCAATAACGAGAAGTGCGAGGCTAATGCCCGTTATGACAAAGAGCTATCCATATCAGAACCACACGATCTAGATTGTCCGTTCTGTGGTGAGACAATGCGAAAGGTGTACTCAAGTGTTCCAGCAGTCCATTTCAAGGGTTCAGGGTTCTATTCAACAGATAAGTAGTTATGCACACCTGTGGATAAGTAGGGTACGACACGCACTCAACGCGGGAGTTATCCACATGCTTGACACGTCTGGTACTCTACGGGCTAGAGCCCTTAAAGGGGCTCACGCAGCGCCGCCTACGCGGAAAGCGCAGCGGGTAGCCCTCGTTATTGGGATAGCTCTGTCTATGCAGAGTACAGCAGTAGGAGTAGGCTCAATAGATCGTTATTACGATTTACATTCATTAGCTGATTATCAACTTACAGATAGACAATTAGATTGTCATAATGAGATTACATTCAGAGAGTCTAGTAATCGAATAAATGCTCGTAATGGTAGTCATCATGGGTACTACCAGATACGCAATACCAAGCTGATAGATGCTCCTTATGATTACCAGTTCTACTTCTATTGGAAGTATGTACAACATAGGTATGGTTATACCGAGTATGATGAGCCTGATTACTGTAAGGCTTTACATCATCTCAAGACTAAAGGATGGCAATGAGTGCCTAGGAACAATTTAACATTGGCTCAAAAGCAATTCATTAAAGACAATGCCACTATGGGTGGCAATTGGCTAGCTGATGCCCTACAGGTAGATAGAGGACAGATATACCAGTATGCAACAGATGAAGGCTTTAGCGTAAAGAAGGGTGGAAAGAACCACCCATCAGATAGACGCATCAAGCGTATGTCATCAGGCTTATGCTCATGGCCTAAGAACTACAGGCGCTATAAGAAAGACCTAGTGCTAAGAGATGGGCTTAGGTGTCACTACTGTGACAGGATGATGACCTTCGATGAGGCACAAGTAGATCACATACTGGCTCAAGCTAGAGGTGGTACTGATGCACCACATAACCTAGTCCTAGCCTGTGGTAGATGTAATGGGCTAAAGAGTACGTTGTGTTACACATGTCCAGAGTTCCGCGATGCCATCGCATAGAGAGTTAGGCACACAGCGTTGGAAAGACCAGCGCAAGCGTGTGCTAGACCGAGATAACCACACGTGCGTGTATTGCAGCGCAGAGGCAACGCAAGTGGATCACGTAATACCTAGAGCCAAGGGTGGAACACATGAGTTGGATAACCTTGTGGCTTGCTGTGCCACGTGCAATTCACGCAAGGGTTCACGCTCACATGCGTCTTTTTTAGGGGCACTTTCTACCCCCCCTGTATTTTCAGGGTTTCCCTCTCCGACACAGTCGGTAATCCACCAAGACAGTCCATTTACAGCCAGACCAGTCGGGAATTGACCCGATGCCAGCCCAACGCACCAAAGCCTTACGAGGGGCAACCAAACCAAGGCTTGCCAGCATCCCATTAAAGGGCGCTAATAAACTCCAAGATGTAAAAGACCTTTGCACGATTATAGATATGCCGCTTCTGCCTTGGCAGGAGTACGTCCTGAAGGACATGCTAGGCGTGGACAAGAAAGGCATGTGGATTCGCAAGACAAACCTGCTGCTTATTGCTCGACAGAACGGAAAGACCCATTTAGCTCGTATGCTTATCTTGGCTCACCTGCTCAAGTGGGATAGTAAGAACGTCCTAATCATGTCCTCTAATCGGAGCATGGCTTTGGACACCTTTAGACAAGTCGCTCAAGTATTGGAGAACAATGACCACCTCAAAGGCTTCGTCAAACAGATCAGGTACGCCAACGGCACAGAGTCTATTGAGATGCTGGATGGAAGAAGGTTGGATGTTGTCGCAGCAACTAGAGATGGATCTAGAGGCAGAACTGCAGACTTTCTCTTTATTGACGAGCTCCGAGAGATCAACGAAGAAGGTTTTCGAGCCGCTATCCCAACGACTAGAGCTCGTCCAAATGCTCAAACGCTTCTTACCTCAAATGCAGGAGACGCTTTCTCGGTTGTCTTAAATGGCATGAGAGAAAGGGCGTTAGAGAACCCGCCTAAGAGCTTTGGATTCTACGAGTACTCGGCTCCCCAATATTGCAAGATTACGGATCGTGTTGGTTGGGCTCAAGCCAACCCAGCACTCGGATATACGATAAGCGAGGAAGCCCTTGAAGAAGCAGTTGCGACAAGCCCTATTGAAAATACTCGAACAGAGCTGCTCTGCCAATGGATTGACTCTCTCGCTAGTCCTTGGGCTCATGGAATCCTTGAGGAGACAAGCGACTCAACACTCACGATTCCTGTGGGCGGTTATACAGTCTTTGCATTTGATGTCAGTCCGTCTCGCCGTAATGCAAGTCTGGTTGCTGGGCAAATACTCCCAGATGGTCGCATCGGAGTTGGAATCCTACAAACGTGGGAGTCACAAGTAAGCGTTGATGATCTAAAGATTGCGGTGGACATCAAGGCATGGGCTGACCAGTATCGCCCACGCCAAATCTGCTATGACAAGTACACAGCCCAGTCAATTGCTGACAAGCTCTCGAACGCTGGACAGATTGTGCAGGATGTCTCTGGCGCATCCTTCTATCAGGCATGCGGAGACCTTAACGACAGCCTTAACTCAAAGCGGCTTGTGCATGCGGGTCAGGAGAACTGGATTCAGCAGATGAATAACTGCGCAGCCAAAGTTAATGACTCGGCATGGCGCATTGTTAAACGCAAGAGTGCGGGCGATGTCTCTGGAGCGATTGCAACCGCCATGGTTGTTCACATGCTTTACAAACCACAACAGGTAGCGGCTATATACACAGAATAATCTATATGTAGTGTATAATTACTCTCCTATGGGCATCTTTTCGCGTAAGCCGCAAATCTTGGAAGCGCAAGCCGCTCCACAAGTAATGGGTGAGAACCTTCCTTCACTTTACAACGCCATGGCATTGCGTGTGTCTCGCAAGGATGCTATGTCAGTTCCTAGCGTGGCAAGAGCCCGCAACCTAATCTGCGGAACAGTAGCCAGCATCCCGCTTGAGTATTACAGTAAAAAGACAGGCGAAAAGATTGCAGCTCCTAAGTGGATTAACCAACTAGCGGGCAACCAACCTTCATTCGTTACTCTCACATGGATCGTGGATTCACTTCTATTCTACGGAGTATCTTATCTTCGAGTGACAGAACGCTACGCAGAAGATGGCAGACCATCACAGTTTGAGTGGATTGCTAACTCACGCGTTACATTCACAACTGATTTAGAAGGCATCTACGTCACCCAGTATTATGTAGATATTCAACCTATCGCCATGAATGACATCGTTACTATTCAGGGATTCGATGAAGGCGTTCTAGAGCGCGCTGGTCGCACAATTCAATCCGCTATTGACATTAACAGAGCCGCATCTATTGCCTCAGCAACTCCCATGTCGTCTGGCATATTGAAGAACACAGGCAGCGATTTGCCACCTGCTGAAGTCTCTGGGTTGCTAGCTGCGTGGAAGCGTAGCCGCCAAAATAACTCTACTGCTTACCTCACTAGCACTCTTGAGTTCCAATCTACACAATTCTCGCCTAAAGATATGATGTACAACGAAGCAATTCAGAACCTATCTACTGAAATTGCTCGCGCTATGAACGTACCAGCGTATTACCTTTCTGCGGATCAGAACACCACTATGACTTATGCCAACGTTCAAGATGAGCGTAAGCAGTTCTTTGCTCTAAGCATCGAGCCCTATGTACAGGCAGTACAGGCTCGCCTTTCTATGGATGACATCTCTACAGCAGGACACGAAGTTCGCTTTGCAGTCTTTGATACATTCCTAAAGAACGACCCATTGGTTGAGTTGCAGGTAATTGAGAAGCTCTTGACTCTTGGTTTGGTAACACCAGAACAGGCTATGGAAATGACAGATTTAACTCCTAACGGAAGCGAAGGACTAAGTTAATGGAAACTCTATACATCGAAGCATCCTCAATCGAGTGCAGCGAAGAACGCCGCGAAATTAGCGGGAAAATCGTACCTATGGGGTCAGGCGAAATCGGCAACACCAATCTTGGTGGCGTTGTGTTCGAGGCTGGTTCTATTGAGATTGACGATCCATCAAAGATTAAGTTGCTATCACAGCACGATATGAAGAAGCCTATTGGTCGCATGGTCACAGCCACAGTCCGACCAGACGGCATCTATGCAACCTTCAAGTTGTCACGTTCATCAGGCGGCAACGATGCGCTTGTCATGGCACAAGAGGGTCTTGTCTCTGGCTTGTCAATCGGTGCAGAGATTATTGCATCAGCACCATCGCGCGATGGACACACAATTGTCACAGCCGCCAAACTCAAAGAAGTTTCTCTAGTAACAGAGCCAGCCTTTAAGTCTGCTCAAGTGTTAGAGATCGCAGCAGAAGAAGTTCTTCCTGCTGAGCAAGTCCAACCAGAAAGCGAGCCACAAGTGGAAGAAACCACTAAGGTTGAAGCTCCAGCAGTTGAAGCAGCAGCAGAAGAAGCGGCTCGCCCAACAGTTGCGGCATCACACTACGTCCGCGAGCGTACAGCGCCAATCACATCAGCGCAGTATCTCGAAGCATCTATTAAGTCAGCCCTAGGCGATGACGAAGCACGCCGCACAGTTCGTGCAGCAGACGATTCAACATCAACTAACACAGGCTTGACACTCCCACAGCACCTTAACTCATTTATCACAGACACCTTCTCTGGTCGTCCAGCGTTTGATGCAGTTACACGTCAGGCTCTTATTGAGTCAGGCATGAGCTTCACAGTTCCACGCCTTTACACACAGGCAACTTCAGCAGATACAGCTCCAGCAGTTGCAGACGTTAATGAAGGTGCATCAGTCACAGACACAGGCATGACCTCTGCTTATGACACAGTTTCAGTAAACAAGTTTGCTGGACTTAACCGCGTCTCATGGGAACTCATTGACCGCTCATCACCTGCGTTCATGGAACTCCTAATGGCAGAACTCCGCAAGGCATACGAAGCAGCAACAGATAAGGCTCTTATCGCTGCGTTCACAGCAGACGGAACACAGGCAACTTCAGTTGCTACAACAGCAGCAGGACTCCAGTCATTCATCTCTGTAGAAGGCGCTAAGGCGTACAAGGGAACTGGCGGAGACTTCGCTAACAAGCTCGTTGCCTCTACCGACCAATGGGCTGCAATCACAGGATACGCAGACACAACAGGTCGCGCACTTTACTCTGCACAAGGCGCAACACAGAACGCATCTGGAACAGCAGTTGCTTCAAGCGTTCGTGGAAACATCCTTGGAACTGATCTCATCGTAGATCACAACATCACAACAGCAGGAATCATTGACGAGTCAGCGTTCCTCGTTGCTCCAGGTTCTGTCTATGTCTGGGAATCACCACAGACACAACTTCGCCTAAACATCCTTACAACAGGTGAACTCGAAATCGCACTTTACGGCTACCTCGCAATTTATGTGGGCAAGTCAGGCAAGGGCGTTCGCCGCTTCAACATGACTGCCTAATAGCAGTTACCTAAGTCGCTCAAGGGGGCTGCCAGAGCCCTTGCAGCTCCCTTGAGTCTTTAGAAAGGATAACAATGAGCATCACAACAGTCGCAGAGCTAAGAACAACACTTGGAATCGGTACGCTTTACACCGATGCCGTTCTTCAGTCAGTCTGCGATGCCGCCGATGATGTCTTGCTGCCTTTTCTATGGACTAACACGACTCCTGCTATTGCGCACAGTAACGTTGGAACAACTGGAACTCTTTACTTTAATGACTACGTTCAAGATGTATTCTATGTAGGACAGTCAGTAGTTATCACAAAGTCTGGCACTAAGTTCAATGGTACTAAGACCATTACTGGCGTTGGCGAAAAAAGCATCAACGTAACTACAACTCATACCAGCGATAACCCTTACCACCCAATCAACCCTTATGGTCAGGTAGCGGCAGATACTTATGTCGATTACACAACAATCGCAGCAGTACAGGAAGCCAGCCTTATGATCAGCGTGGCTATCTGGCAAGCCAGAAGCGCCCCAACAGGTCAAGGCGTATCTATTGACGGCTACGCACCAAGCCCTTACACCATGTCTAATCAGCTCATGGCTCGCGTTCGTGGCTTACTTGCACCTTACCTAAGCCCTAACTCAATGGTGGGCTGATGCCAGCGATAACGACCCTTAGAGCTTCTATAGCCTCGGCACTTACCGACAATACAAAGTGGAGCGTGTTCTCGTTCCCACCTGCTACGCCTATTGCTAACAGCGTCATTGTCAGCCCTGCTGATCCTTATCTAGTGCCTAGCAATAATGACTACACAGCCATTGCACCACTAGCGAACTTCACTATTACTATCCTTGTGCCATTACTGGACAATCAAGGAAACCTTGCTGGGATTGAGGATGACGTAGTACGCCTCTTCCAGCTTCTCGAAGCATCGAGCATTGTGTTCAACGTAGGCAGCGTGTCCAGCCCTAAAGTGCTGAACCTACCTACTGGAGACTTACTGGCTTGCGATGTCGCAATCAGTACCCTAACGGAATGGAGCTAGTCATGAGCGACTGGGAAAAGGAGCGAGACGCTTTTCTTGCGAAAATCGGACAAACTCCAGAAGTAAAAGCAGCACCAAAACCAACTACTAAGAAAGATGAGGAATAACTGAAATGGCAGTATTTCTAAACAATGGCGTAGTCTTGACAGTCAATTCAGTTGACCTATCTGATCACGTCACAGCAGTAACACTTAACCGCACTTTCGATGAACTCGAAGTAACAGCAATGGGCGATTCAGGACACAAGTTCGTCAAGGGTCTTGAGGCAGCATCTATCACTATTGACTTCCTCAACGACACAGCTACAAGCGAGGTCTTGCAGACTCTTGCTGCTGCATACGGCACAAACGTAACAGTTACACTTAAGCAGACTTCTGCCGCTACAACAGCAACAAACCCTCTTTACACAATGACATGCCTAGTCAATAACCTTACCGACATCAACGGCGCAGTTGGAGACCTTGGCACACAATCTGTAACTTGGAACGTCTCTGGTACAGTAGCAGTCACAACAGCGTAAGAAGGAGATAAAGGGCTATGGCAAAACTCAAAGTTACAAGGGCTGACGGACAAGTGCAGGAGTTCGAGATAACTCCCCTCTTGGAGTACAGCTTTGAGCAATACGCTAAGAAAGGCTTTCACAAAGCCTTGATTGAAGATCAGAAGCAGTCAGACGTGTACTGGCTCTGCTGGGAAGCAATTAGACGTTCGGGTGAAACAGTCAAGCCCTTTGGGGAAGGATTCCTAGAGACTCTCAAGTCAGTTGAGGTCTTAGAGTCTGACCCTTTAGGTTAGATCGGAACTCCCTCACCTATCTCGCAGCTCGATTGAGTTATGAGTATGGAGTTCCGTTCAACTCCATCGTGGAACTTCCTACGATGGCTTTCAAGGCTCAT